GTTGGGGCGACGGTGGAAGAGGTGCCGCACCTGTTCGTGCTGGGCCTGTGGGAACACCCCGGCGGCTCTGGAAGGTGGGAAGTGCCGATTGACGAAGTTGACGCTGCTGTTCACGCAGCGTTCCGAACCTACGATGTGAAAGAGATGTCCGCAGACCCTCCCTATTGGGCGCAGCAGTTGCAGGGCTGGGCCGATACTTACGGGGCAGAACGGGTGCTGGCCTTTAACACCAATGTTCGCAAAAGAATGGCGGCTGCCTGCTCATCTTTCTATCAGGCTGCGACCACCGAAGGTCTGACGCACGACGGGCACCCCGGCCTTGCAAGGCACATCGGGAATAGCACCCTGAAGGAGACGAGCGCCGGGGCCTATATCGTCAAAGAAAACAAGGCGTCACCGAAGCGTATCGATGCGGCAATCGCAGCGGTGATAGCGTGGAATCGCGCGCAATGGATATACACCAACCCGAAGGTTGAGCCAAAGGCGTTCATATGGACATGATTTCAGCGATAGTGCAAGCGGTCGGTATCCTCACCGTTGCTGTAGGTGCTGCGATGATTCACCCGGCGGTCGGGGTTATCGTCGCAGGGGTCGGGCTGCTGGCGTTTGGGCTGGCGATGGAACGGAGCCGCTAGTGCTGGGAAATCTTTTTGAGCGACGCTCCGCAGGTGGCGCGTTTCAGCGGCTGTTCGCTGCCGGGGCGCTGACCGACCGGCCTTCACCGACCGGAATTCATGTCACGCAGGAGACGGCGCTGCGCCTCTCTGCCGTTTCCGCTTCGGTGATGCTGATTGCGGACACGATTGCCACGCTGCCGGTGGATCAGTTCATCCGCTCCGGGGGTGAGCGTCGCCCGTTCCGTCCCCGTGATGCGTGGGTTGCCGCCCCGTCGCTGACGCTTCCTCGCACGGTGTTCTGGCATCAGGTCGTCACCTCTCTCCTGCTGGACGGCAACGCTTTCGTCCGTATCACCCGTGACGGTCGCGGAATCATCGAAGACCTGACGGTGCTGAACCCGATGAATGTGGATGTTCTTGATGACGGCTACCGGCTGAACGGTCAGATTCACATTCCCAAGATGAATATGCTTCATGTCACGGATATGTTGCTGCCGGGGGAAAAGCGTGGGACTTCGCGGATTAAGCAGGCGAAGGACACGCTAGGGCTGGGTCTCGCTCTAGAGGACTATGCAAGCCGTTTCTTCGGAAACGGCGGGTATGCGGGAGTTGTCCTTGAGGTTCCGCATGAGCTGACCAAAGAGCAGGCTGACGAGATTCAGGCTTCATGGGAGGCGAAGCATCGCGGCCTTGAGCGGTCTCACCGTCCTGCTGTGCTGATGAACGGCATGAAGGCCACGCAGATGACGGTCAACCCTGCCGATTCGCAGATGCTTGACCAGCGCAGGTTCGCTGTCGAAGATGTCGCCCGCGTTTTTAGGGTGCCGCTCTTCATGCTTGGACAGAATCAGCCGGGATCGATGTCTTATAACAGCGTTGAGCAGCAAATGCTTTTCTTCGTGCAATCCACCATCATGCCGCGTGTGGAGATGCTTGAGGACGCCTTTTCGCGGCTGCTCACCAATGACCGCTCTTTCATCAAGTTTAATCTTTCGTCGCTTGTCCGGGCCGACCTTGAGACGCGCACAGAGTCCTATTCCAAGGCTCTGCTGGCGGGATATCTCAGCGTCAATGAGGTCCGTGCCAAGGAAGACCTGCCTGCCGTCGATTCCGGCAATTTCCATCGTGTGCCCCTGCAAAACATTCCCGTTGAGGACACCGCGACCGTTACGGCGCAGCAGAAGGCGACCGCCGCTCAGCAGCTCGTTACGGCGGGCTACACCCCTGAGTCGGTCGCGGCGTTCCTTGACCTGCCCCTTGACCACACCGGGCTTGCGTCTGTGCAGCTTCAGCCCGAAGCGACAGAAGGTGATGCCTGATGCCTATCAGCAGCGGAAAGATTGCCGTTGGAACGGTCGCTACGCGCATCCCTGAGACCTGCATCATGCCGTTCCGTCTTGAGATTCATAACGATGACAACACGGACGACCTGTTCCTAGGTGGTCCGGGTGTGACGACGGCAACGGGGATGCGGGTCAACAAGTTGGAGCAGTTGCAGGTCCGTCTCGCGCCGCTTGACGAACTTTATGCCGTGTCCTCAAAGACCGGACACAATGTTTCCTACATCGCCTTTAGGCAATGCTGATATGCCTTACTACATTACGGACGAGGCTGAGGGTTGCGACGGGTGGGCGACCGTGAAGGATGACGGTGAGGTGATGGGCTGCCACGCGACGAAGCAGGAAGCAATCGATCAGGGCGTGGCAATCGCTATCTCTGAGGATTCTGAGTTCCTTGGCGAGCGTGTCGCGCCGGACGCTGTTGGCGTTGGGGATTTCGTTTCTTGGAATTCGTCCGGGGGCCGTGCCCGTGGTCGCATCGTGGAGATTGTCCGTGATGGCAGGCTGCCTGTTCCGGGCACCGATTTTGTTCTGAACGCGACGGAGGACGACCCTGCCGCGCTCATTGATGTGTATCGCCCGGTGCGTGACGGGTGGGAGGCGTCGGGGACGCTGGTCGGTCACCGTTTCAGCACTCTTGTTGCGATTGAGCCTCTGCCTGCACCGTCGCCGGAAGAGGACCGCGACCTGCCTGACGCCTACCGTCCTGCGACCTCTGAGGATGTGCCGGAGGGCCGTGCGTGTGGTAATTGCGCGTTCTTCGATGAGTCGGATGTTGCGCCGGATGGTCGTGCGCGGTGCCGCCGTTGGGATGAGTATGTGGATGGCGGGTTCTACTGTGACGCTTGGGAGCCGCGTGCGATGGAGGACCGGCAAGTTGACCTGACCGTGCCGGAATACATTCGTGATGCTGCCGCGCAGGGTGTTGCCTATCACGAAGAGGGCCTGTCCGGTGACGGGGTGGTGGAGCGGACGGTGCGCGAGGCGCGTGCGATGGCTCGCGGTGAGATTACGGAGCAGAAGGTCGTCCGTGCGTCGGCATGGGCGGCACGCCACCGTGTTGACCTTGACGCGCAGGGTGCCCGACCCGATGAGGACGGCTATCCCACGCCCGGTGCTGTCGCTCATCTGCTTTGGGGTATTCCGACAGGCTCGCGCTACTCTGATGCTGTTGCTTGGTTTGATCGTAAGTCTGAGCAGGTGCAGGCTGACAGGAGTAGCAGTATGGAGGTCACGCCGGTCGCGCCGCGCACTAGCGGCTCTGATGTTGAGTTCCGTTCTTTCACGGGTGAGCTGCGTCAGGAAGGTGAGACGAATACTTTTGTTGGGTATGCGGCGGTGTTTAATTCGTGGTCTGAGCCGCTGCCGTTCCGTGAGAAGATTCAGCGTGGCGCGTTTGCAAAGTCTCTGCGTAATCGGAAGCGTGACATTCGCCTGTATGTGAATCACGATTCCAACATGGTGCTGGCGTCGCGCCGTTCGGGGACGCTTCGACTTGAGGAAGACGACTACGGGCTGCGCGTTGAGGCCGACCTGCCCAACACCACGGCGGGCCGGGACATCGCGGAGTTGCTTCGCACATCTGTGGTTGACAAGATGAGTTTTGGTTTTCAGGTTGACCGTCGTGGCGATATGTGGAGCGACGATGGGACGGAGCGGACGCTGACGAGCGTGAGACTTTTTGAGGTGAGTATCGTGACGGGATTCCCTGCGTATGAGGCGACGACGGCGGCGGTGCGCTCTCTTGAGCGTCTTGCTGAGCGAACGGGCCTGCCGGTCAACGAACTGTCGGATGCGCTTGACGCGCTCGCTGATGGTGACGAGCTTCCTGCTGATAAGGCGCAGGTGCTGTTGGATGCGATTGCGTCGGCGTCGCCTGCTCCTGAGCCGGAGCCGCAGAATCTGCTTGGTCTGAAGCAGAAGCAGCACGATCTTCTGGGGAAGAAGTTCGGCTGACCCGGATAATCGCCCCAATTCGGCAGATATTGGTGGTTTCTGCTACTTGACTCCCCCTCTCCGTATGGTATCCTTACGGGTAGGAGAGAGGGAGAGAGATGACCGAACGGCACGAAACGATCCACCCGGAGGCGATGGGCATCGCTGACATCCGCGAGGAGATGGAAGCCGCGCTTGACCGCCACGGCCTCATCGGTGACGGCTGGACCGCGACCATTAACTACAGGGCCAAGTCGGTTTATGGTCGCTGCTTCTACCGTGAGCGCCGCATCGAAGTGTCGTGGCAGCTCGCACGGCTGAACACCGCCGACGAGACCCGCGACACGATTCTGCATGAGGTCGCTCACGCCATCGCGGGACCGAAGGCCGGTCACGGTCAAGCATGGAAGGACGCCTGCGCTGAGACGGGTGCGCGCCCGGAGCGCTGCTACGACGACAAGACCGTTGAGACGCCTTGGAACTACGGCGTCGTCTGCGACGGCTGCGGCAAGATGGCTGCGAAGCGCATCCGCAACACTTCCCGCAAGTTCTACCACTTCGCTCAGGATTGCGACCCGGCGCTGTCCGACAACATTGAGGCCCGCAGGCTTCGGTGGGTGCCAAGGTCGAAGTTGGAGGGCTGACCTTCGACGCAATCGGCCCTCGCTTCGCGGGGGCTTTTTGCTGTATGCTTTTTCCATACGCCCTACCCACGGGATTGGCACGCCCTTCTACGGGACGCCCAAACAACAAACATTCATCGTCCGTAGGAGGACAACACCATGCGTGACTACATTGAGCGGCAGGTTGCTGAGCGCGCTCGTGCGTGGGGAGAGGCCAAGGAGCTTCTTGACTACGCCGCGAGCGAGGGCCGCGACCTCACCGCGGAAGAGCAGCAGAAGTATGACCGTATTAACGCCGACCTTGACGAGCGCACCGCTGTCATTGAGCGGCTTGAGAAGGACTACGAGCGCGAGGCCCGCGCCGCTGAGATCCGCGTGCCGGAGGCCCCCGCGCCTTCGACCGATGAGGATGTGCTGCGGTCGCTGATTCGTGGCGAGCGTCGGTCTGCGACCTTTGAGCGTCGCCAGATGACGACCTCCAACGATGCCGGTCTCGTCCCGCAGGACTTCTACTCCGTCATGCAGGAGCAGCTGCGCTACACGGGGCCGTGGGGCAACGAGGAGGTTGGCTACACGATCCTCACCACCGCGTCCGGCGAGGACATCAAGGTGCCCACGCAGTCTGGTTTCAGCACCGGCTCCGCGACCGCCGAGGCGGCTGCGTTTGCCGTGTCGAACCCCAGCGCCTCGTCCCTCACTCTGCGCAGCCACAAGTTCGGCACCCTGATTACGGTCAGCCGCGAGCTCCTGGAGGACAGCGGCGTTGACCTGGTTTCGTTCCTTGGGCAGCAGGCGGGTAACGCGGTCGGCAACATCGTGAACGAGAAGCTGGCTGTTGGTACCGGCACTGTTGAG